CGACCTGGACGAGATCGTCCGGGCGGTCCGCGACCGCCTCGTCGCGGGACTGCCGCAGGAGGTCCGCGCCATCGCCGACGAGGCCGCGTCGGTGCCGGGCCTGGACGCCCTCAGCGTCGCAGCGCTGGCCGACTACCTCGAGGAGCACCGCGCCCCGGGCCTGGCCGGCCGGGTCAGGCGACTGGCCGTACAGGACGGCGACCTGGTCGTCGTCCGCTACAGGGCCGGCATCAGCGTCGCACACAGGGACGCCCTGAACCAGGCGTCCCTCACCCTCGAGGAGAGGATCAGGGCCACCGGGAGGAACGTCGTCGTGGTGGTGATCCCCGACGACATGTCGATCCAGGTCGCCCGGCCGGGCGGTGCCGGATGACGGACGCCGCCACACGCGCCGCCCTGATGCGGGCCATCCTCACCGACCCCGACGAGGCCGCCGCGCTCGAGGCCGCGTCGGCCGCCCTCATCCGCCGGGCCTGGAGAGAGCCATGAGACAGCCGCCGAGCAAGGAGACGCAGCGCCGCACGCTCAGGCTGCTGCCGTGGCTGATGCTGCCGATCCGACTGCCGCGTGAACTGCTGCTGTACGGCAGCGTGGACACCCCCGCGTCCGCCAGTGACGCGGCCGATGCGATACTGTTCGCCCTCCACTTCCACGGCCTCGGGGCTGCCGCACTGGCAGCCCGCGACGAGTGACGGGGCTGCAAACGCCAGCGGACGGGCAATCTCTTGCCCGTCCGAATAATTCGGCCCTCGCTGGAGGATATAAGGGGTAGACGACGCTCCGCCCGGACTGCCGTCTCCCCCCACCTCGCGCCGCGGCACCGGCCCCCTCACGGCCGGACCCCACAGCACTGCTCACCCCCACATCACGTGGCTGAAGCCCGGCGGGACGATAGGGGCCGGTCTCTGGCCTGACGCGCTCACATCGCGTCAGGTTCGCCGGCTCCCCAACCTGTGACAGCGGACCAAAGCCGCCGATCTCCAGACCCGTGGGTCAAGCGGGTCGATCCCATGCACCTCCGAGCGTTTCGCTCGGCTGCGCCGCACGCCCGCGCCCGCCTGCCGGGATGGGGCGTCAGGCCGGAACCCCACCCTACCAGCCATGACCAACCGCGTCCAGAGTTACCTCGCCTCCGGCGAGGCGTGCCAGTGCGCCGGCTGCCGCTTCCGCCGCGCGATGGACGCTCCGAGCGAAACGCTCGGGCCGGCCGTCACCCCGGCCCCGTCCGCCGGCGGCCGCGCCGACCTGCTGGGCGGACTGCTGCTCGTGCTGGCGGCGATCGGCGGGCTGGCCGTGCTGCGACTGGCGGTGCGATGATGCCGTCGATGCCGCCCACCCACAGGCCGGCCCGCGTCAGCCTGCCCGACGGCCGGCCGTCAGCTGCACGCCGCGGCTACGACGCCCGATGGCGTGTGCTCCGGCTCGTCGTCCTGCGCGACCGCCCCGTGTGCGAGGACTGCCACAGGGCCGCCAGCCACCACGTCGATCACGTCGATGGCGACGTCGCCAACACGGATCTATCCAACCTCCGCGCCCTGTGTCACTCCTGCCACTCGAAGAAGACCGTGGCGCGTGATCATGGGTTCGGGCGGACACCCAGGGAGCAAGGCTGAATGGGCCTCACCGACATCTCGCTCACCGTCCCTGGCAACGCCCTCCTGCCCCTGCTGATCGCGGCCTACGTCGCCGTCGGCCTGGTCGCCGGCCGGTGGCTCTACTCCATCGCCAGGACGAGCGAGGACAACAGGGCCGACGCCGTGCTCATCACTGCCGCGATCTGGCCGCTGACCGTCTCCTACCTCCTGGCGTGCTGGCTCGTGTCGGCCGGCAACGCCGGCCGTCAGCCTGATGCCGGGCCAACACCTGACCCGGAGCCGCCCCCACCGGCGATCACCCGCGGCGCGTCGCCGCTGCTGGTCTTCAAGGCGCTGCGAACCCTGTCCGCCGAGCAGATGGCCGCGCTGAAGGCGTCGGTCGCCGAGATGCAGGGCAGGCTAACAGACCAGGGCACGCCCGTCTCCTGCATCACCGTGTCGCACGACGTGGACGTGCAGGCGCTCCTCGGCCCGTGAGGGGGAGGGGTGGTCCGAATCTCTGGCACCTTGAGCCAGGGACCGTGGGGTAAGCCGGACGCATTTTTCCCCGGGTTTTCGACCTGGGGGGGTCTCCAGACCGAGGACGCGACTCATGGGGGCCAGAGGCCCGGCCCGCACGCCGACCGCGACGCTGAAGCTGCGCGGCTCGAAGCGCGCGAAGGAGCGCGAGGCCCAGGAGCCGAAGTTCAGCCCCGGCGCTCCCACCTGCCCCTCGTTCCTCTCCACCGAAGCGAAGGCCGAGTGGAAGCGGCAGGCGGGGCAACTCCAGGCCGCCGGCGTGCTGGCCCTGACCGACCGGGCCGCCCTGGCCGCCTACTGCGAGGCGTGGGCCGAGTTCCGCGCCGCCGCCATCGCCATCGACGCGGAGGTGAAGGCCGACCCCGCCGGGGGGTTGATGGCCGCGATCGCCGCCGGCCTGGTCGGGCTGAAGTGCAAGGCGGTCGAGCGGATGACCCGCCTGGCCCGCGAGTTCGGATTCACCCCCGCGTCGCGCTCCAGGGCGACGCCGATCCCGAAGGACGAGGGCAAGCAGGCTGATGGCAAGGCCCGGTTCTTCAACGCGAACTGAGAAGCCCACGGCGAGGCCGGAACGCCCCTCCACGCCCCTTGCCGTCGGGGCCGAGTGGGCCGACCTGCTGCGCCTGCTGCCGGGCTACGACCCCTTCCGCAACCCCGGCGATTCGTGGTTCGACGCGGGCCTCGCGCAGCGTGCCATCGACTTCGTCCAGGAATGCTGCCGCCACGTCGAGGGGGCGCTGGCCGGCCAGACGATCAGGCTCGAGCCGTGGCAGCGCTCGTTCGTGGCGAACCTCTTCGGCTGGGTCCGGAAGGACTCCAAGGGCCGCACCGTCCGCCGCTACCGCGAGGGTCTGCTCTACGTCCCCAGGAAGAACGGCAAGACGCCGCTGGCCGCCGCGATCGCGCTGTACGTCCTCTTCTGCGATGCCGAGGCCGGCCAGCAGAACTACGTCGCCGCCGCCAGCCGCGAGCAGGCGTCCCTGCTCTTCCGCCAGTGCAAGGGCATGGTCGAGCAGGAGCCGGAACTCCAGTCGCGGTGCGAACTGTACGGCGGCCGCGCCGAGGCCGGGCAGTCGAAATCCATCGTGCTGAAGCGCGACGGCAGCTTCCTGCGGGTCATCTCGGCCGACGCCAACACCAAGCACGGCGGCAACGCCCACCTGGTGCTGATCGACGAGTTGCACGCCCAGCCCGACGGCGAACTGGTCGAGGTGCTCACCACCTCGACCGCCAGCGACAACCGCGCCCAGCCGCTGGTGCTGTACATGACGACGGCCGACTACGACCGGCCCAGCGCCTGCAACAAGAAGCACGCCGAGGCGTGCCGCGTCCGCGACGGCGCGAACGGCGACCCGTCCTTCCTGCCGGCCGTCTACGAGACGCTGAAGGGGGAGGATCACCGCGACGAGAAGGTCTGGGAGAAGGCCAACCCGAACCTCGACGTCTCGGTCAGCCGCGACTACCTGCGGCGCGAGTTCGCCAACGCCGATGGCGACCCGGCCAGGACGGCCGGCCTCAAGCGACTGCACCTGAACCTGAAGACCGAGAGCGCCTCCGCCGCCATCGATCTGGCCCGCTGGGACGAGGCACCGGCCTTCGACCCGGCCGAACTCGAGGGCATGGAGTGCTGGGCGGGACTCGACCTGTCGAGCACCACCGACGTCACCGCGCTCGTGCTGCTGTTCTGGCTCGAGCGCCTCGGGGCGTACGCCTGCCTGCCGTTCTTCTGGGTGCCCCGCGAGCGCGCCCGCGAGCGGGGCCGCACCGACCGCGTCGAGTACGAGGCGTGGGGCGAGCAGGGTCACCTGACGCTCACGCCCGGCGACGTGGTGGACTACGACGCCATCGTCGCCCAGGTCGAGGAACTGGCGACCCGCTACCAGATCAGGGCGATCGCGGCCGACCAGTGGAACGCGACCCAGACGCTCATAAAGCTGGCGCAGGCCGGCCTGACCGTCGAGAAGTTCGTCCAGGGCATCTTCAGCTTCAACGGCCCGACCAAGGAACTGGGCAAGCTGGTCGCTTCGCGGCGACTGCTGCACAACGGCCACCCCGTGCTCAGGTGGATGGCCGGCAACCTCGTGGTCGAGAAGGACGCCTCGGGCAACGAGCGGCCGACCAAGAAGAAGTCGGCCGAGAAGATCGACGGCATGGTGTCGCTCGTGATGGCGCTGGGCAAGGCCATGCCCGAGGTGGCCGCCGGCACCGCCGCCCCGCCGACCGCGGAGGTGTGGTGATGTACGGCACCTCCGTCATCGTCGCCCCCGGCATGGACGCCGCGCCACTGGCCCGGGTCGATGAGATCGACCAGCCTGGCAGTTCCCGCGAGGGCGCGCGGACGGCCGAACTGGCCGCCGCCTACGAGACGCTCGGCTACGGCGACGCCTGGCGCGAGACGCGCATCGACCACGAGACGGCGCTCACCTACAGCGCCGTCTGGGGCTGCGTGCGGGTCATCTCCCAGAGCCTGGCCGGCGTCGGCTGGCACGTCTTCGAGCGCTCCGCCGACGGGAGAAGCAAGCTCGCCATCGAGGACAACGAGCGCTGGTTGCTCGACCTGCAGGCCAACCCGGAGATGAGCGCCTTCGACTGGCGTCAGGTGTTGCTCAAGGACGCGCTGACCTGGGGCAACGGCTACGCCGAGATCGAGCGGACCAACGCCGGCCGGCCGGCGTGGCTGTGGCGGATCGCCCCCGCACGGGTGGCACCCGTGCGCGACGACTCCGGCCGGCTCTGGTACGAGGTGGACAACGGCCGCGGGCAGACGCCCAGCCACCTCGACCCCGCCAACGTCTTCCACCTGAAGGGACTCGGCCCCGACGGCCTGGTCGGCTACTCGGTCGTCCAGATGGCCCGCCGCACGATCCAACTGGGCCTGCAGGAGGAGCAGTGGGGCTGCGACGTCTTCGGCAAGGGGCCGATGCCCGGGGGCGTGGTCAAGATCCCGCAGAAGATGAACCCCGAGCAGCGCCGCGAGTTCCGCCGCAGCTTCGAGGAGGTCTACTCGGGCGCGGCCGGCCGGCGGCGGATCATCGTCCTCTCCGACGGCGTCGAGTTCGACCCGGCCACCCTGCCCAACGACGACGCGCAGTTCCTCGAGTCCAGGCGATTCCAGGTGGGCGAGGTGTGCCGCTTCTACGGCGTCCCGCCGCACAAACTGGCGGACCTGGAGAGGGCCACGTTCTCGAACATCGAGGAGCAGGAGATCGCCTTCGTCCGCGACTGCCTGCTGCCGTGGGCGCGGCGGCTGGAGAGCGAGGCCGACCTCAAGCTCTACTCGCCCGTCCGCCGCGGCCGCCGCTTCACGCGCCTCTGCCTGGACGAGTTGCAGCGCGGCAACGCGACCACCCAGACCGAGACGGTCGCGAAGAAGGTGGCGTCCTCGATCATGACGCCCAACGAGTGCCGCGAGGAGCTGGGCATGAACCCGCGGCCCGGCGGCGACGTGCTGCTGGCGCAGGGGGCCATGACCACGCTCGACCGCGTCGTCTCCGGCCAGGGTCCGGCCGGCAAGGCGTCTGCTGGCGGCCCAGTCGCCACGCCTGTATCACCCGCGACGCCCGAACTCATCGACCTGCCCGACGTACGCCAGGAACACTCCTGGGACTGCGGCCCGGCAGTCGTGGCGAGCGTGCTGCAGCACCTGGCCGTCGGCCCTCAGACGCTGGCCGCGGCGACGGCCGCCCTGTCCGCGACGCCCGAGCGCGGCACGCCCCCGACCGAGATCCTGGCGCTCCTCTCCCGCCTGCCGCTGGCCACCGCCAGCGGGCCGGGCATGAGCCTCGAGGATCTGGCCGGCCACTTCACCGCCGGCCGGGCGGTGCTCTGCCCGGTGCAGTCGGGAGGCGTCGGCCACTGGCTGGCCGTGATCGGCGTCGGCCTGGGCCAGGTGTTCGTGCAGGACCCGCTGGCCGGCCGGAGGATGATCGGCGAGGAGGCGTGGCTCGAATCCTGGCACGACTCCGACGCCGACGGCAACGCCTACGAGCGCTACGGCATCGCCGTCGGCGAGGACCTCGAGGCCGCCGCGACCGGTGACGCCTACCCGGCCGCGCGCATTCGCAACGAGTTCGACGAGTCGAAGATCGAGCGCGACGACGTCGGCCGCTTCGGCCACGGCGGGGGCGGCGACCACACCTCCGGATCTGAGGGCGAGCGCGACGGCGAGAGCGACGCCGACCGCCAGGAGCGGGAGCGGCAGGAGGCCCAGGACCGCCGCGACGAGGAACGCGCGAAGGAGGACGAGAAGGCGGAGGCCGCCCGGCAGGCCGAGGACGAGAGGGACATTGCCGAGCGCGAGAAGGAGGACGCCGAGCAGGAGCGGGCCGAACAGCAGCGCGAGGCGGATCGCGAGAAGGAAGACGCCGAGCGCGAGGCCGAGGAGGCGAAGGCCGATCAGGAGCGCGAGCGTGAGGACGCCGCCCGCGACGCCCAGCGCGGCCGCGAGGACGCCGAGCGACAGGCCGACGAGCGACGAGCCGAGGCCGACCGCGAGAAGGCCGACGCCGGGCGTGACGCGAAGCGGGACGCCGAGGACGCCGCCATCGACGAGCGCTTCGACAGCGACAAGATCGACGAGAAGCAGCGCGACGCCGAGTACGCCGCCAACCAGAAGGCTCGCGACCGCGAGGACGCTGCCACCGGGAAGCAGCGCGACCGCGAGGACGCGCTGCGCGAGAAGGACGGCGAGCGCGTCGAGCGCCAGCGCGAGAAAGAGGACGCCGCGGCCGAGAAGGAGCGCGGCCGCCAGGACGCCGAGCGCGAGCGGGCCGGGGAGAAACTCCAGCGCGAGCGCGACCGCGAGGAAAAAGCCGCCGAGCGCGAGGCGAAGGCCCGCGAGGCGGCCCGCGAGGCCAGGGACCGACAGACCCTGAAGGAGCGCGACCGCCAGGACGCGGAGACGCAGAAGAAGCGGGACCGGGAGGACGCGGCATGAGCGCCGAGCGCTGCGAGGTGTGCGGCCGGCGGCTGGACCGCCCATCGTTCGACGCCGAATGCGAGAGCAGGCACGGCGGCTGGAGCGTTGCCGCGGAGGTCGTCGAGGCGGTCGAGCGGGAGATCCACTCCCGCAAGGGCATCGGCTACCGCCACCTGGACGACGACCTGGTCGATGAGATCAGGGACGCCATGACCGACGCCGTCCGCGACAAGCTCGAGGAGTGGCTGGCACCATGAAGACGGCGACCATCCGCATGAGGGCCGGCGACGTCGCCGAGGTCCAGCTCTACGACGCCATCGGCGGCGACGTCTGGTCCGCCGGCGTCAGCGCGAAGACATTCCGCGAGCAGCTGAAGGCCCTCAAGGCGAGGACCATCAACCTCCGCATCAACTCCCCCGGCGGCAGCGTGACCGAGGCCGCCGCCATGCTGGCCGCGCTCGACGAGCACCCCGCCCGGATCGAGGTGGACATCGACGGCCTGGCGGCGTCGGCCGCCAGCGTGATCGCGATGGCCGGCGACGAGATCAGGATCGCCTCCAACGCGCTGGTCATGATCCACGACCCGCACGCCGGCGTCATGGGCGGCGCGGCCGACATGCGCC